ACTTCTCCATTAACGTAGCGTCATATTCAAAGTTAAAGACCTTAATACGCTTATCAATCGGTAGTTCAAGTATGATGTCATTATTCCTTTGGATTTGCTGACATTGTGCAATATAATCTTCGTTTTCGTAGTTACGTCCAAATTTCCACGCAAGACGTTCGCACTCGGCTATAATCATCTCCTTAGTGTTAGGTACAAGAGCATAGATTAGACGATACTTATGCACTCCAGTTAACTTCATATAACATTGTGCTTGTGTTTCATACATCGTAGTTGGTTCGGCTTCAAAGAACGTACGCAATGACCACGAAGTTTTGATGTCTTCTACCGCATCCGTGAGGATGATGTCAGGTGTACCGATGATGAACTCATCTTGTAACTTCTCACGATTCTTTGTTCTGAATGTACCGCCAAGCACATCTTGTACCAACTGCATCGAATCTTGCTCCATCGAAAGACCTTTGTCCATATATTCGTTGTTAACGAACTCACGATAGCCGTATTCACCTTGTAGCCACATTGATTCAACCAATGTCTTAGCCGTTGCTGACAAGTTCCCTGCGTCCTTATCTGCTTTTAGTTTTGGTTCAGTTAGTAATGCACCACAACTTGATGCTCTGAATAAAATTTTGTTTTCCATAATTTATATATATTTTAATGATGTGTTATTTTTATCATTACCATTTAATTGGCTTCTTAAATATCCTGCATTTATAGATTTAGCAATACTTGCTTTTTTAGATGAATCATAAAAAATACCAGTTTCAAAGTCTAATACTATTTTTGCAGAATTTGATTTTCTATTAGTTGTTTTAAATGAATGTAATTGGTTTTCAGATGCTGTACACCATTCTAAATTTTCTAATCTATTATTAGATGGATTGCTATCAATATGATTTACAAATGGTTTATTATATGTATTTTCAATAAATGATTCCAATACAATCCTATGTATTAAACTGTGTTTTTTTATACCGTCTTTACATAATACTACATATTTATAATTTTGCCTATTTAAATTATTTTTCAATAACTTACCTTTTTTTAAATATGTAGAATTATATGAACCAACTTTAAAATTATCTAAACTTTTAATGTTCCCTAAATTAGATACAATATAATACCCTTTATATCCAATTACGTCTTTCCAAATTTCTTGTTTTGTAAGTATTTGCTTATCCATTGAGTAACGCCTCCTTCGTGTAGTATTGTGAAGTTAAATTAAGTGTTTGAGCAACATCACGAACTGATGTCAAGTCTGTAAGTTTCAAGCAAGATTCGATAAACTTCGATACCCTTTCCTTCTCTTTGGCATCGTTAATCTTGTCATACGATAACAACTCCGTATCACCTGTGAAAGCTATCACATCCTTGCGATTCAAGTTCGCACCAAACAAGTCACCAAAGTGGTCACAAGCATCTTTGATAGCAATGGTCTTTGCGATTGGTAGTGCCATCATTACCGCACCTTTGCCCACGTTTGACATATCCATTTGAAGCGATCCGCTACCTGCTTTCGTTTGTAGTTCTTGCGCACCCACACCATCGTGAAATTCCATAGTATTGGTGGCAGGGTTAAGGTAATGAACCCTAACCGTCACTTCTACCGCATTCATAAGCATCCCAGTCTTCAGCACCTCAATGGAATACTTTTTAAAGCATCTACGAAGCAAGTATTCGACCTTATCAATAGGAAGGTAGTTATAACCTTTGATGAATGGATGTTGCTTAACCCAAGCACTCGGTGGCGGTGTAGCAAGTACCACATTGAGTTGCTCAAGTGGTATTGCTACGTCAAGTTGTTTGAATAGAGAGGTTATAGTCGGCTTAGTAGCCTTGACTAAGTTTGTATTGTTAGTCATTGTTACCTCCTTCTGATAATGTGTCGGCATAGATTTCACTCCAAATAATGTCACGGAATATTGCATCCTCAAGTCTGAAGTGTTCGATAAGGTGAGTGATGTCAAATACAACATCAACATTAAGCATTGTTCCTCTTTGCTCAAGTTCGGCAGATAATAATTCAACATCTCCGTTCTTGTCATAATCAACGGATATTGTTAATAATTGCGGATTTTCTGCGGTGTCAATTTTGATTGTTTTTGTTAGTTTCATTGTGTATATAATTTTTGTAAAAGTAATTAATTTTTTAATACGAAATCATCGTTAACTAAATATTAGTAAATATCTTGATTATCAGGATTACCCCATATCAGCAAAGCTAATAGAAGTATGAGTGCTATGACTAACATACGTCAGTCGGTTGAGGCTCGTGATATTCAAGGTCACCTTTAGAACCTTGTTCGTCATCCAAGCGCACCCAGTCTTCAGATAGTGCTACTTTCGATGCTGTCCATTGACGATGTCCGTTCTTCAACTTCCAATAAGATACCAAGTCATCGTGGGTCTTCTCATCGGTAATAAGTCGGTTGATTATGAAGTCAATAACGCTATCCATTTGTTCGGTCGTGATGCAAGAATCTATCCAAGCAGATACGATGTTATAATGTGTTGATGGTGTCATTTGTTCAATGGTTTAAAGGTGTAAATTAAGGCTCGTCCAATGCTATCGGTGTAGGTCATACTATCTGCCATATTCTTATGGAACTCTTCCAAGTACATTCCCATCTCGTGTGGTTGCACTCCGTTCTCTTCTCCTGTTAATTCGGCAATAGCTTCGATTCGTGATATGTCTTTGTTTTTTGCCATATCAATAACAAGTGGGTGGTTGATGTGTAGATTAGTCATTGGCTACCTCCCCTTCTACTATGCCATCATTGAAGTGTCCAAGATATGCTATGCCATCCTCTCTTTTGTTATTGTAGGCAAACATTAGGTCAAATCCATTCCCATAATTATTACATATCAATTCGATATTATCCCACACATAAGGATTGGATATTGAATTACGGATACCTATTATTCCAATACTTTTCACAAACTCAATAGGCTTCTTTTTTTCTATCGGTGTTACCCCTCCGATAATAGTTACGTTAGTCATTCTTAATTAAGTGTTTAGTTAATAATTCTTTTTCTGTCTTGCGGATAACTTTCTTATCCTTTTCGTTCGCCACTCGGACGAATACGCCCATTAGCGGTGTCTTGTACTTCGGCTTTGCGCCTGTCTTTTTTGCCATTGTGTATGTTTTAGAGTTCAAATATAATATTCTATACTTCATACTACCAAATCTTTTTTTTCAACTTTTTAAAATTATGTAGTAAAATGTAGTATTTACGATACTTGTAGCGGTAAAATTATTTTGAAATTATGTAGTAATAATCAGAAATAATTGGATTTTCAGTCGCAAATACCATAACATTTCAAGACCAACTTCGTAACAAATACTCATATAAATATGTTACGAGATACCCCAAAAGCAAGTCACCTCGTAGAAACGAGGTGGCTCTTAAAAATACACATTATGAAAACAATCGTGTTACTTACTTATCAACTCACGCATCAACTTGCGTAATCGTTCGGCTTCGGCTTCTATTAGCAATAATTTCTTCATTACCTTTGCTCTTTTTTCTTCGTTAGTCATCGGCTGAAGGGTCAAAAAGTTCGCTATACATCTCATCCACGCACATATCAATAATCTTAAAGCAACGAGTAAGGATGCGGTTCTTCATTGCTCTACCTTCTGATGTCATTGGATCGAGTTCTTGAACGGCTGATATTGCCCAGTAACTATTGGTAATATATTCGCTATTGGTCGTAAACTCAACGATAGCATCAGCAAATAATTCTTCTTCTTTTTCTTTTTCTTCGTCTGCCATAGTTAAAATAAGTGGTTGATTCGTGCTACTTGTCCGTGTTGTTTATGATGAAGGAATCCTTCAACTGCTTTGATACTCAAGTAACCATTACGATGATGCCAACTATCCGTGCCACTTGATGAACGCAATGATTCAACTGTTACCCCTGCATAATCTTTGGATGTCTTATGATGGATGTGATGAGTATAAATATACCGATGTTTGGTATCTGCCCATTCTTTGCTATACTCAAGTGCCATAAGCAATGGAAGGTCTTGTTGTTTAGCACCATCTCCGTGCGTTGTACCTATCAAGTTATTATGGTATTGATATGCCTTGCGATGCGCTATTGAACAATCAAAAGTTATGTTAGAACAATTCTTGAAGTAAGTCTCAATAATCTGCGCTAAGAAAAACCCATTAGTATAATCGTGATTCGATGGGTTAAACGTAAAGTGAACATCCGCAACCGATAACAATAACTCCAAGACATCGGTGTACAATTTCTTCGCTATCATAAAATTGTCGTACCACATCCCATCGGTATCTTGTTGCGTAAGTGACGTAGTTGAAGACTTCGCATTATCAACGTGCAATATATCGTTACCACCGATGAAAAGTATCTTGTCAATGTTATACGCAGACACCTTACTCAAGATGCCGTTAACCCCCTCTAAAACTCGTTTAACCGCTATCTGAGAATTATAATCTTCTCCTGTTTCAAATGCTGAACATAACTTGCCGATATGTATGTCGGCAGGGTCAATAACTAACAAGTGAGCATCCTTACAAATCTCACGTTTTATCTTGGTAAATGTTGGTCGGTATAACTGCAAATCAGCAATCAATTCAGAACGAAGTATCTCAACTCGTTGAACTTCTTGTGGCACATAGTTCGGATTCTTGACTTGTATTGATGCGCCTTCATCCTTTAGCCACATCGTTTTTGCATCCATTATTGATACACCAAGACGATTGGCTGCCTCATAGATTCCTTCTTGAATATCGGCAATGCGTCTTCCGTGTCTTGAGATGTATCTGCCCAACTCTTTGACATCATTGTTTTGTTTACTATTGGCTTTAACATTCAAGATAGTTTGAGCAATCTCTACTCCTGTTTTCTCCTCTGAATATATCTGCTTAATAACTTCATCATACTTAATCCACTTCGATGTCATTTGTGTATTTTAAAGTGAAAGGGTGACGTAGATTCGCCACCCTCATAAGCCATTACTACTTGTTGCCGTAAGCCTTGTACGCTGGGTTAATCCAATTAATCAACACAGGCAAATTAGCTACTATTCCTGCCGTCAATAACTTTTTAACCATAACCATATCAAAACTGAATAGATCGTGACCATTGCTTAACTCGACAAGCCACAAAGATAGGATAATAGTTGCGAATCCTTTTACGAATGTTCCGAACGGAGTTGTTAATGCTTTTTTCATTTTTTTGTTATTTTAATAAATGGCAATATTACCAAAAGTCCTTTTACAATTCCTCTCCAAAGTTTACCTCCGAAAGTTCTTGATGGTGTTGATGCAAGTTGGTTAGCGACTATCGAAGCCTCATTGACTAAGATGTCTTTTCCTTCTTGCGTGATGTTTACTTTAATGTCTGACATATCTAAAAGTTTATGATGATGTTGTTGTGAAGTACAAATCCGCTTCCGCCTTGCGTCTTCGTGTTAAGCCTTTCTCAAATGAACTACCCTTATTAACCCACTTCATAAATTCCAATCGGATCGTGACATCCAATGGATTAGCATTCACCTTCTTGAGTAGCGTTGACTTGTCAAGATTCCCTAATCCAAGATTATAACTGAATGATACCAACGCATCGAACATCCCTTGCGTTACCGGTACACCTACTCGCTTATTAACTCCATACTCAAAGCTAAGTAATATCGTAGCAAATAACTCATCAGCACGTTGCTGAGTAAGTACATCTCCCTTCTTCACTCTAATACCGTTCTCGTATTGCGTATTGCCCCAACCAATCGTCCAAATACCCTTGCTATCTTGATACGCTTGTAGCCGGCAAGATTCAAAAGTTTGGATTAGTTTAATTCCTATTTGTGATACTTTCATTATTTACGGATTGTTTTAATTTTTCTCCCCAAATGTTCTTGATACAAGTCTCCTTCCTTAAAGTCTTTGATTTGTTCAATAATGCACTCCATCACTTTAGCTGACCTATCCATCATCAAAGATTGTCTATCAATGCTACGAGTATTTGTTTCAATGATACCATACATCTTCACTCTATCCTCTTCCATAATACGCTTCACTTCCGCACGAAGTACGTCAAGTTCATTCATCGTCCTTTCGGTGAATCTATCATATCGTTTCCATAGTATGTAACCACAAAAAGCCAACACACCTACAAGTGCGCTTTGCTTTAACATCTCTTCGATTAGTTTCGTTTCCATTGCTTTATATCAACTTTTGCTTTTATATTATTATTCAAGGTTAGGTGTTGTATCAATCCAAATACCATCTCCGCTTTACTTTCCACATCATCTCCAAGTATGGCATCAGATTCGATATGAGCAATGTATAACTGCTTCAAATCTTCATAAGTGCCAGTCCAAGTGAGAGTGATTAGGTTCATCGTTTATTGTCCGCTTTGTTGAATTTTGTTATACTCGTCAACATAAATGTTTTTAACTTCAGTAGGTGTTAAAGGTCTATTGTATATCTCAACAAATTTGATGTAACTATTTCCTAAGAAAGTTGTACCGCTTACCCCTATTCCTAAAACTTGACTTGTTGGATTTAATAATGTAGTAGGTATAGTTCCTGACATTGTACCTGCTACATTTTTGCCATTAACATATAACTTAACTCTATTTGATGCGGTTGCTTCTCTGCCATCATAAACAGCTACAAAATGTCTCCATATCATTGGTGATATATATGGTGTTACTGCGTCCTGCATTAAATTATTTACAGCAGGAGAAGATATTATATTCATTTGAAAAATTCCAGATGTACCTGTATTTTGAACATTCCAAATAGGATTCCCTGTTGAAACATTATAAGTTGCAATAAGACAAGGTGAGTTAATCGCATTTCTTTTTCCCCAAAATGATACGGTAAACATATTTGTTAGCGACTTTACCGCTAATTGATTGCTTGATGTATATGCTGATGAAGTTCCATTACAATATGCTGACGCATTTACAATATAAGGATTGCCTTGACCTACCAATTTATCTCCACCTTTCATATCAAGTAATACATTACCTGTTTGTTGTGTCATAGGATAATAAGCCACAAGCGAAGAACGATTAAGCATAGATACCCCAAACGAACTCAGCACCACCGCCAATAATATTAATATGAGTTTTCCCATTGTTCGCCTATTTTAGATTTACCAATAATATTATCAAATGGGAATAATTCAAAGTCTTCAAACTTTTTAGCATAGTTTACATATTCATCTTCTAATGCTACTTGAATGTCAATGTCGGTAATCAATTCGGAAGTAGTGATACCAGCAAATACACGATAAATATTTAAAGTAATAGGTGCTACGTTAAAACAAGCATATACCACATTTGCAATAGTATCTAAGTGGTCAATGCGATACATAGACTTGTATGTATTAGCTATCATTGATATGTTATCTATGCCAATGATTGATGCAGGAATAGGTATTCTAAACATTGCCGTAACTTCGATATATCCTGATGGGATACCTGATGGACTAAAATCTATGTGCCTATTAAGGTCTAAATAACGGATTGTCTCTACTTGTCCGAATGATGTGAATGAAGCCAACATCAAGGCTATGAAGATTAGTTTACGCATTATCGTTGTACTTTGTTTATGAGTGAATAATAGATTCTATGGTCAGTTGTATGAATAGCAGCACCTGAGAAGTTAACAATTACCAATCCAAAAGCATCAGGCATTGTTGAACCGAAAGCGTTACTTAATATAAATTGGTCTTGCAATACCATATTAGTAGTAGTGTAACTTAACACTCCAAGTAATCGTAAGTTATTAGGAGATGCGATTGTATAAGTGCTATTTGCACCTGATGGTAAAGTTGTTGTACCTCCTGATGCAAAGTACCAAGTACTAGAATTATACCATATTGGATAGACATATAGATACACCGCTTTGTCATTTCCAGGTGCGGTGTTTGCCATACTTATCTTAACTCCAATCTTTACATCGGTACATTTATGTTGACGCAACCCAACCGAATCTGATTGCCATCCAACCGTTGCCGAGCTAGCCTTTGCACCAAGTCCTGCCGTATCCATCTGAACTGCCGTCCAAGTTGAATCATAAATAGCCGTTGCACCTGCCGTAGACGTTATAGTTCCTGAGATAGCCACCGTATCCGTTGATGCTTTAAGTCTTGTGAATGATACCGCTTGTGTTGCAGGAAAGTTACTTACTTGTATTGTACTTCTATATTTACTTGAATCACTTGCAGATGGAGTATTATTTACATTCCAAGTCCCTGACTGAGTAGCATCAACCGTTAACGCACCTGATGGATTAACCTTTACATCAACATATCCACCACCACCACCTGTTGTCACTCCGTGCATAACTGCATTTACAACCAACCCTGTATCTGCCGATACTACTTGTGTGCCTAATGTCTTCTTAGTAACACCTGATATAGTTGTATTAACATTCCCTGATATTGATACTGGCTGTGTTACCCCACTACCGTCAACTAATAACCGAGTTGATGTCACCGTTAATCCTGATGGTAGCCTTGATGTATTTGTAGCCGTATTTGCAAGATTAGTGGAATCAACTACATCTAAACTTGTTGTACCACCACTACCGCCACTTCCAAAGCCATTAGTTGCAAAAACTCTAATACTATCAGGACTATAAATAGCAAGTCTGTTCCCAGAAGTTGATAAGTTTGATGGCACTTTGCTGTTTAAAGCGGATAGGGTTGTTTCTGTTGATGCACCTGTTGGAAGTGATATAGTACCACTTACGTTATTTACATTCCAAGCCCCTGACTGAGCAGCTTGTACAGCAAATGTTCCTGCATTAGTTACTGCGTGGCTACCAACAGTTAACGTGCCTGCTAACTTACTATTGATACCTGCAATATTAGTGCTATCAGTTACATCAAGACTTGCAACAAGTGTATCCGTTGTTGCTTTTAAACGAGTGAAAGTAACTGATTGAGATGCAGGGAAGTTGCTTACTTGTATTGTACTTCTATACTTTGTACTATCACTTGCCGATGGTATTGTATTTACACTAAAAGCGGTATTGTCTGATGCTATTGTTACTCGTTGTGAACCTGACCCTGTTACCCCATTACCCATCAATGGAGTTATACCATTTATCTGAGATATATTACTACTTGCATTAGATGGAGGCGAAGTAGTTATAGTACCACTTACAGGTTGTGTTGTCTGCCAAAACGTACCACTTACTGCTTGTGTTGCAGGGAAATTGCTTACTTTAATTGTAGTTCTTTGTGTAGCACTATCTAATGTTGCAGTAACGCTACCACTTACAGGTTGCGTAGCAGGGAAGTTACTAACTTTAATAGTTGTTCTACTTAACGTACTACTATCGTTAGTAATGGTTGGATTAACCAATAACTTAACACCAAGTCTGCTATCGGTAGTACTATCGTGTCCGCTTACTTTAATTGTACTTCGTTGAGTTGCACTATCCAATGTGGTAATCACACCTGTACCTAACTTCGCAAGGTTAACGCTATCTTGGTACATACGCTTGTAGATGCTATCAGACTTTAACTTCATTGCCGATAGATAAACACGAGATGCACTATCCGATACTTTCAATGCTACGGAATCTACCATTACTGTTCCTGTAAGTCCGCTATTCTTCTTGCCAGTTATCTGACCTCCGTTTTGTGCTATTGCACTTGTTGTTAGTAGCACTAATAGTGCCGTAATGATTCTTCTCATATTATTGTGTTCTTATTAATTTACTTCCTATTTTAGTGTATACTGTTGTCCATTGACCAAGTATTTCAGTTATCACGTTTGAACCACCTGAATCATATACCGTGCCTCCTGTAAACGATAGATGAAAGGTATCATAATTTTCCTCAATGATAAACATTACTTGCGTTGTTATGCTACCTATGTTAACCGTTCTATTGGCAGACAAAACACCTGATGGCAAATAGTATCTTGTATCGTTAGCTGCCGTAAAGTTGGCATTAGTTATAGTTACATCAGTCCAAGATGAACCGCCACCACTTGACATTGTAAATAGCAATGCCCAAGCACCTGATTGTTGTTCGTATACTGCACCATTTGAAGTACGGATATAGTAATCGTGGTCATTGTACAATGTTGATGGTACGGCAGACCCATTGTATATTCTTGATCCATCAATGGCAAGATATTGTAACGTAGTCCAATCATCAGTTGCGTTACCAATCTTCATCTTGGCAGCAGGTGAGGCATCCGTTTCGACACCTAACTCACCATCGGCAAGTATTGGATTGGCAGAAGTCCAATTAGCACCTAAATCTCTTCGTATTTGTATTATGTTAGCCATTATGCGTTACCTCCATCTATTTTTTGTGTTATTAAATATCTGCTATTCGCATCGCCTCCATCAATATCGTTATTACTCACATACGTCATAAAATCTTCCTTACTTATACTAATGTCATCTCCGTCATTAGCTTTCATAAGTATGTTGTACTCAGCTTCAACGGTTGTTACTTGTAACCTATTGCTATAACGCTTTCTATTTCCTATTGGTAGTAGTGCCATTAGTCGGTAGTTAAAGTTGTTATGAGTGATTTAATAGTAGTTTTAAACAAGTTAATACCTTGTGTATTACTTGGAGGTGCAGATGGTGTTTGACCATTTAATAGTATAGAGCAAGTCGAATGAAGTCTTGTCCTTGCATCGTACAGATTCATTATAATGCTATCTATCATTGATGAAGATAACTTCTGAAAACGCAAATCAAATTCTCTAAGACTTGTCATATACTTAAACATACTACCAATAGTGTTAGTATTTAATGAACTTGGAAAATAGAAATTGGTACATCCAATAGGCAAATCACCATCTATTTCGCTGATTGTTACATTAGATGGGCTACCATCATAAGTCTTTGCGTTACTTGTAAATATAAAAACATCCCTTGTTTTGTTTATTGCAAACGAAGCACTTATCGTTGTTACACTTGGTGTTGTTGCCAATGCAGTTTTGTTAACTGATGCCGTACCATCCGAATACGCAACTGCATAGAAGTTACTACTTGCAGGTGCTGAAACATCAATCTCAAAATCTCCAATACCAACGCATCTGAATCTAATACCATAAGCTAACGTATTAGCCGTAGTAAGTGTTGTTGTGCCTATGGTTGTAGTTACAGAGTTAAGTACAAACACAAGTTTATTATTGTAATCTTCTGCCCAATAACCATAAGTAAGCAAGTAGGTTGCGTTAAAGTAATCTAAGAAGTTACGCTTACCTTTGAACATCTTTCTTACGTTAACTGATGCCGCATTAATCGTCATAGTTTCAATCCAAAAGTAATCCGTCTGAGGCATTGCTCCGACTATATAAGACTTCTTTTGAACTATATCCAATGTTGCCGTATTGTATCTTTCTCGTAACTTAATAGTATACATATTCAAAGGCTTCCCTGCTTCCTTCTTAGCTTCTAATTTAGCACCTTCTGCCCTTGTGTAAGCAATACCATCAATCATAAGAGTATCGGTCAACAAGGCACGTTCTATGATGTCTGCATACCATTGTGGAATACCTTTACTACCACCAAGCGTTAACTCAAATGTGCGATACGGAATACCTGATACCATCTCCAAGTTCATAGGTTGGTCTTCGTACACATTGAACTTACTATCGTTCGTTACATCGGTAATACATCCGTGAACTCTTATTTGTGGTATATAAGCGGAGCTAGGGTATATAACTGATTGGTCATTAAACGAGTTGTAGTAATCTATTCGAACCGTCTTGATGTGAACTTGCTTAACGTGGAATGGCTCAAAGATAATATAAGTCCTATCGTTGGATGCAGGAAGATGATACACCGATAAGAAGTACTTACCTTCGTTGATGTTCCATAATGGAAGTGTAATGGTGTATAAGGTGTTACTACCGACTACCATAGAACCTACTACAATCTGAACACCTGTATCCGATCCATTGCTATCAAGTAACTTAATATGGTCATAAAAGCCAGAAGTATTATCACTACCTATCCATTGAACTCTAATCGTATCTGATTGCTGAAATGGTTGAACGTAAGGTTGTTTCTGCTCATACTCCTTTAGAGTTCGATAGTACCAATCGGAATCTATGTTACGATAGTTATAAGAAGGATTGAAGGCTTGGTATAGTACAGTTCCTGCGTCTGAGTTCAGTTTATCACTTTGCCATATTGCACGAAGTGGATTAAGTAAAGGTATTTCAAATATGTTTGCCATCTATCGTATTAAGTTGGTTAAATTTATGTGCGGTGCTGCTAACAATTTGAACTGTGTTGTACCTCTTATAACTGGTTTACTTTTCGCTGATATTATGAACCCTGCATATTGATTATCCAAGTATGTAAAGGTAACATAACTATAAGGATTATCCTCTATTAAATTGTATAAATTTATCACTTCTTTGGTTTCAAATTCAAAGATTACAGGTTGGAATAATACATCCTCATTAGGGCATAGGTCACTAATTAGAACCGCACCACCTTCATTGAAGTCTAATACACCATTTGTATAGGTAATCATCTTCAAGTTACCAACATTATTCATACCGCTCATTTGGAAGTTAAGCGAATTGGAATCGTTAAGTTTTAGCAATGAACGGAAATAAGCACCATTTCTAAATAAAGAACGCTGTGGTGAGAAAAGTATGTTGTATGCCGTTTCAGGTGAGAAGATATTTTGTATCTCCCAAGTACCTGCTACTATCGGTGTTCGGTATAGAAGATAGTAAGGTGTTGAAACTAATGCTCCTGTTGATTGATTTACTAAGTCAAAATTACCAGTACTATCTTCGTTTTTATGAATGGCGAATACATCATTGTCGGTTGAACTATCTGCCAAAGTTTTACTTTCAAGATTAATCCTTACAAACTCAATACCATACATATCACAACGAATAGGACTAATATAATCAGCAGTATTATTAATTCTTACTAATGGACTAAGACGTACAGTTTCAGTATTAAACTCATCTTTACCATTTGTTATTTCAGTATCGTTTGCACCACGTTGGTCGTATGATTGTTTTTTATCTCCAATCTTTAAGTTCACAAATGCCTCAGATGTGAATGGAGTTATTTTAAGATTATTTACACTTCCAATATTACCATATCCTGTACCTTGTGATGGTATAAATACATTTGATTTCTCTTGTAAGTGGCAAGTGTTTGTAGTTTTATCGTAATAAAATGCTACTCCAAACTTTGTATTTAGAAACTTGAATAAATCAGAAAAAGATATTTTTAATTTACTACCACCTAAATTTCTTAACCCATCACCTGATGTAATTACTATTTGATTTGGAAATCTTGATTCAATAGTATGGTCTTGAAAAGTAGGAGTTTGGTCAGGTTGCCCTAAATTATTTTCTCCTATTTCATTAATAAGATATTGCATTACATCAACTGCTCTTAGAGTTGGATGGTAAGTTGCTTCATATAAATTAGTAAAAGATACTTCTACATTTATATTATTAGTTAACACATCAAATTCAGGATGTATTAATTGAGAACCTGTGCCTGTAATGGCAACATATCTTATAGAAAGACCACAGTTACTAGGAATACTTATAATATTAGTTAATGAACTTTGATATGTATTTGTCGAACCGATTGAAGTAGAGCTTGGTGCTACAAAAACATCAGTATCTGATATTGTTGCAAATGTTGTAGCATTAAAAACAGTGTATCTAAGTTTAAATGTTGCTGAAGCTACCGATGCAACGTGAAAATCAATATTAAATACATTTTTTACTGTTACATTAGTAGAAACAGATGATTCATTTACAATTATCTTTTCTTGAAATGCAGTAATTGAACTTTGAGAATAAAAATGAAAAGTAATATTAGTTCCTTCGTAGTTATAATAATTTAAATCAGGAAATCCACCACCAGTTACACCTGAAGAACCTATCCATAATAATTTAGATTTCATATAAAGTCCATCATTATAAATATATTTAGCATCAGTATTACCTTCCAATGCAAACTCATAAGGTGTATCTTCTCTTGCCTTTAACTTTGCAGGGAAACCGCTTTCCATTATTGGTACAACAACGTAATCAAACTCATCAGTAGTTTTAGACAAATCTAAATCTCCAGTAAAGAAAGTTTCGTAATCAAATATCGCAGTATCACTATTAAACTTTTCTACAAGCAATTCGCACTTAGCTTCTATGCCATAAGTATATTGTAAGTAACGAAGTATCAATGCACCATCCTTATGAAACTTTAAAGGTGTTGCGTATGATGTAAACATTCCGTAGTAAGTGAATCCACGTTCCCAACCAACTTCATATTCTTGCCATCCTTCAGGCGCACGAGCAAGTTCAGTTTTAGCATTTGTAGTATCTACCGTACCGCCTGTTACATAATAGTATTCGTATGCTAATGCAGATATATCATAGTACCTTAGATAATGTCTATATGGTTTAGGTTGCGCCATTATCTTATGTTTGCTTGTTTATATGATTCAAATCCACCCAATCCGTTATATGTTGCAGTTAGGTTTTTAGACTTCATTGTAAGGTGCAAGGCTTTAATTTCTTCAGTATTCTTTTCAAATTCTGCTATCAATGCCATTTGTAACTTGTCAGTAGTAACCGTTCCTTGTCTTGCAAGTGCTACATACGCTGAGTTCTTTATCAGTTCGTTGTGAGGTATTACATCCGCACCTTGTGGGATATACGCAAGACTTGGTGTTGATGGTGTAAGCGTTACCTTACCATCAGTAGTTACGATTGCCTCTTGCCCTATCTCACCCACGATAGCGTGTTCCGCCTTACCACCTTTACGACCTTTAGCGTATTGTGGGAGTGGAGTTGCTATGATACGAGCAACTTGTGCCGCACCTATTAACCCTGCCGCAATTGCATTAGCCCCCCTTAATAAAGCACTTTCAATAGTTTTATCTCCTAATGCTTTAAGAACTGCAAGTGCCGTACTAGCTACTGCTTGGTTTATATCTAAAGCTTTTTGTAATTTGGCTTGTTTTCTTAATGCGGTAATTCTTTCCCTATCAATTTGCTTTTGTTTAGCTTCTGTTTCAGCAGCTAATTTAGCTTTCATTTTTTCCTTTTCTGCTGACGAAAAACCTGATTGCTCAATGAATTTAAGTTCATTTTTATAACTTTCAGCTAATGCTTTATCTCTTTCATCAAATTGCTGCATCTGCTTTGCAAGTATTCCATCTGATATTGAATTTGCAATATCAAATGTAGAATTTGCCATTGACTGAAAAGAATCCATAAGAGACTTTTGTTCATCTTCTCTTTTTTTCTTAGCCTTTTCTCCTCTATCTTGTTGTTTTTTCCAAGCATCTTCACCTGCTTTATCTATGGCATCACAAGCCTTTTCTTCATCTTTTACTCTTTCGTCATTATTTTTAATCTTAACTTTTAATGCTCTATTGTGTTGGTCAATATCATTTTTAATCTGCTTATTTATTTCGGCAGATTGTTTTTCAACTATTGATTGAGTATCTTTAACTATTTGTTCGCCTAATTGTTTGCTTGAATGTTCTTCATCTTTGTTTAAATTTTTAACTGCTTTTAATTTTTTAGTAGCGTATTTTTTATAAATTTCTAAGATGTCTTGCCTTAATTCATTTTCAGTTTTATATGCTTTACTAGCTGCTACTTTTGCAACGGCTATATCATCATCCATTTGCTTTTTAAGGTCATCAATACGATTAACTTCTTTTTTGGGTGTAGCTTTAGTTGAAGTTATTGAAGGATTAGAATTTACTATTTTTTCTTCTTTGTTTAAACCTTCTTCTAAAACTTTTAATTTTGCAGTTTGTGCTGCCTTAAAATCATCAAGTTGTTTTTGTTCAATATTTTTCTTTTCAATTCTATACGCATTGGCTTCATCAGGTGACATATTAATTGTACTCCATTCTTTATTTATACCTGAAAATTTACGGGTAGCTATTGGTTGACCTCTATTAGTTTTTTCTTCTAAACTAGCTTTTTTAGCATTTTCTTTTAATCTTATCTCGTCATCCAATCCATTATTAATTATTTCAGTCATTCTACCCTCAATAGCTTTTGCTTTAGCAGTAGCTATTATTGAATCTTTTAAATCATCATAAAGCTTTTTTGCTTTGCCAATTAAGAAGTCTTCATCCTTTATATTCTTGAAATAATTAGGATATAATTCTTGTAACTTATCTACTGCTGCCTTACGTTCTTTTATTGATAGTGTCACATCTTGTGTCTTTTTATAAAGATGGTCTAAACTAACAACTTCGGCAGTTGAATCTTTTTGCCCCTTAACCAAAGCCTCACCTAAGTCATCTACTTTCTTTTTAAATAAATCCATCTTATCTGCAAGAGCAATAACAGCCTCACCTGCCAAATTAAATATACCTGCAATACCAAGACCAGGCAATATGTAAGCCAACTGTCTAATACCGCCCCAAACCTTTGACAACGCTGAACCATAGTTACCTACGTTACGTTGCATATTTCCAAGTCCTGAATCTAAATCTTTCAATGACTTATTCGCCATTGCAATATCGGCTTGTAATCCCTTACCGATTGCACCACTACGCATCTCTGCACTCAAAGCCTTATACTTAGCAATGAGCAATGACATATTAGCTTGTAGTTCGTTGTAACTACCTTTGGAAGCATTCGCTGATTGTGCATCTAACCTATTAGCAGCCGTTTGTTGCTTAGTTAGTTGTTGTAGTTGTATGTACTCCTTACCTGCATCTTCATTAGCCTTAATCAAGGCTTTAAGTGCCTTCTCTTGCTCATTGATAGCCGTTGTATTACTCTTTAACCCACCACTACCACCACTACCTGCTTTATTCAAAGCATCATTCATTAAGTTAACCGCAGTAACAGATTCCTTGAAGGTAGTTAATAACGTACCCATCTTAGCGGTAGCATCATCAATCTGCTTAATCGCTTCCTGCCCAATTATTTCATCTATACTGCCGTTAGCGTTTGCCATCTTCTTCTAATTGGTTAAAATAGTCCGTTAAAAAGTCTTCGTCTTCCTTCCTTTGCAAATATATATCAATCATCTTATTATACAACCAAGAGGTTGCAAATGTGCAAATAACACCGCCAATAAAACAAGCTAAGTATATCATATGTTTTGTCTATTTAATTGTTCTGCGTATTGCTTGTATTTCACTACATAAGCACAATACATCCTAAGAGATATATCATCCGTTACGGACATCTTGAATGCCGTTGAAATCTCAACCAACATTGAGTAAAAGTAATCTCTTGTGTAACTTCCTTTAGTCTTTGGCAATGCGTTCTGCATAACTTGTAAGTCAACCGATTCCAACTTCAAGTGCGGTTCAATCTGCATTATCAACTTCTCTATGTTCTCATCAGAGAACTCCAATGCTTGTGTAGGATACTCAAAGGACATAAGCAAGTCAAACATATCCTTACTCCTTGACATTAGCAACATCTCAATAGTCTTAGCGGTAACGATAACCCTTGAACGTAGAGTTACTATCTCCTTGTTCTGATCCATTGATTGTTCTAACTGCTTACCGCCAATAGATTCGCAAAACTCAATGTAAATATCTTCAAAGTTATCAATATCTTCGGTGTTACCATCTACGATTGCATCAATGAATACTCGTAGTGGCATATCAATAGAGTTATAGAGGCGTGTAATATTCAACGGCTTTATAACCTCGCTTTTGCGCTGTTTCCAAATCCGTTGTATAATACTTTTTATCCTCTTCATCGAAATATACTACTATTATTTTGTTTTCATTTATTGCTCGTTCTTTAGCCAATTTACCATACGTTGGTAACTTAGCCTTCTCTCTCTCACACGGCAAACATATCTTAACCTTAGCCATTTACTTGCCGTCTTACTCTTTTCATAAAGGCATCGAAAAATACACCATTTCTATACTCATCCAAGTTATCCTTATTCAATCCGAATGCGTTAGGATACCAACCAAGTAACTTTGCAGTCTTGCCGTCAGTACTCTTGATGACATAGTTCTTAGCCGATATATCCATAAACATTCCTGCTTGAAAAGAACCAGTTAGATACAAGTCAACATTACCATCTGCTTGTGGGTTCATCTTAAACTTCATATCTCCGTACCACGGAAATGCGTATTCGCCCATCTTTTGTCCATCATTACCTTCACCACTCAACATTTGCTCTTTATTGTAGTCTAAGAACTCTTTTTGCGTGTCTCTCATAGAATCCATACCACATATATCAAGGTCTTTTTGCAACCCTCTAAACCTGCGATATTTCTCCTCTATTGTCATAAGGTAATGGAGGGTGCGCATTACCGCACCCTCCCTGTTTGTTATTTGTTTTTACCTTTAGGCTTGTCCTCAGTTGCAGTTGCAAGAAAATATACATTGTTAAGATATTCTTCGGTGAACCAATCGTATGTAGCGTGTGCTACAACAAACTCAGATACCGATGTATACGACTTGACTACATTAGTATTCCAAGTTGTATTATCTATTGTTATTGTTATATTATCCATATTAAACTACTGTTGTTATTACTTGACCGTTACCAAATCCAGGCATAGAACCTGCGCTTAATTGAGCTGCCGTAGGAGTAGTTATAGTAATCTCCTGAGCTGCGGTAATTGATGCCGACATTACAAAATTCAATGTTTTTGTAGCAGCCGTTGCAGTTATTGAAGTAATAGTCAATGTTGCACCTGTATTATTATTAACTACCGCCCAGTTAGCGTTTAGACCTGCTAATATAGAACCATAAGTGTCATACAAGTCTACTGCACCACCATCGGTTGTAATTCTAATCTTACCTGTTGTACCTGTAAATGATGTATGGATATTTAACTCCAAATTACGCAAACCTACGATGTTATTAACTTTTTGTGAAGTAGGTAATACATAGTAAGCCATTGATTGCATCAACTCGTTAGCATCAGAGAATATCAATCCTATCTTGTGTGTTGTAACACCATCGGCAGATAACTTAGGTAGAGGGCAGATAATCAAGTCAAGGCTAAGACCTTGAAGGACGTAACTAGAAGCATTAGCATCAGGTGTAGTTCCGATTACCGCATTAGCAGTCTTATCGAATAACAATACATCGTATGTGTCTTGTGCGCCTTCAAATGTAGTAAGCATAATATCGTAGTTCATACCACCATTCTTATACTCCCACTCAAAGTGGAACTTACCTTTCTTACCAAGAATCATTGAGCCATATCCTGTTGAAGTAGTAGTCGTTTCCGTACTCTTATCTTCAATGTTTATGAACTTACCGATTGGGTAACCTCTTCCTGATTCAGGACTATATTGCGCTGAACCTGCTACTGATGAGCCATTCAAGACTGAGAATAAAGTCTGAACGTGCGTTTGTGTAAACTTAGTCCCTTTAGGGATAAGCATAAATTTTTCAATAGTTCCAAAGTCGAAGGAACATTGAGGAATCCCTGTATTACTATTCGCAGTATTACAAGCGATTATGTTTGTGTATGTAGGCATAATTTTTAATTTGTTTTATAAAATGATTGTGATGTTAAATTTTGTCCGTCAACCGTAACTTCATAATATACCGCAGCAGGGACAGGGGGTTGTTCTATTAAAATTGTTGTTGTTATTTCAGTTGTATCTTGCACAAATGGCACAAATTGATTATCATATTGTACATTTCCACCTCCGCTTAATACTATTATTTGTTGTATATTAGGACTTGAATAAGTACATCTATGTACAACATCAAATGGGTAGTCTGTATATTCTTCACCTGTAACTATGAAGTTTGTCAATTCATACTTAACGCTTGGTGTATACTTAACAACTTGATTCCCTTTAACATAGAAAGTAAAGTACAAAGTACTAACTGTTAACCCATCATCGCACCATACATACGCTATATAAGAATTATCCGTTAATCCATCTATTTGGAATGTAATATCTTCTCCAATATCAATAGCATAATCTTGTGAATAACCTGATGATGTAGGTACATTTAGGTAATATAATGGAGTTGAACCAAAGCCTGTATTGATGTATTGTGCGCCACTAAGAGTTACGGTAATGATATCACCATTTGAATATATATCTAAATCGCTTATGTTATTCAAGTATGTCAACTGAACTGAAGGGCCATAGTTAAACCCAACACAACGTGATGGTACAACTCCTAACTTCAATCCGCTTATGATAATACCATCAACGCAATCAGGAAGTAAGTACTTTGTGTTACCTTGTGTTCCATCAACTCCTAAGTGCATATTATCCGTCTTGGTATGCTCAATGGATATACCATAACCTAAGAAGTAAGGTGATTCGGCAAGTACCGACATCAACTCAGCATAGATAGGATATAGTATCGGTGTGTAATTATCTACTTCTCTGTCCTCACTCTCTTTTGTGGGTGTAGATGGTGTTACAATCACCAATGTCAATGATACTTCAACTAAATCCGTGTTGGCTTTATACTTCTCATCAAAGTTGCGTAATAATGCAACAAGAGGATACTTTGCCTCATCAAATGTAGATATTTGGGATTCCTTACTCAGCCTTTCCATTAGCTTAATCCAAGTCTCGCACTTAAATGATACTCTTGGAATATCAAGCGTTGCATCAGACGTTAAATTAACTTCTACCTCGCTAACAATCGCCTTCATTAATGAAGGTATAGATACTGGGAGTGAAGTATAGGTTGCTGCCATTAGATGCCGAATGTATTAATCTTTCTGAATAGGTTTACAAACTCTTGTGACCTTGCGTAGTAATCGTTGCCAATCCAAGATGGATATATGTCTTGATTAGCGTATAAGAATCCGTATAACTTGATATTAAAATCAACCATCTCATTCCAAGCACTACACATTGGAATCTCAGGAGAGACACGAGTAGCGTTTTCCGCTACCGTGTTCACCTGACCAATTCCTGTTGTTTGTTGTGCGTTGTTTTTCAACAACTGATAGTAAATATAATTTGCTATTGGATTCTTACCAACCGTTGCAAAACCATACCATTTCTCCGTGCGACCTGTCCATACATCTGTGTAAACAACACCATCTCTAATGTTCTTGTAGATAGTCGTATTAGCCAATAACCCATCCTCAAATAAATCGTACAATTCATAACCTAATATATACTGCAAATACTCAGGTTCATATTTTAAAATGAACGCAGTAGCTTTTGCACCCTCTACGCTTGATTGATTAGTCGTATTGGGTAAATAGATATTACCTGCGAAATGATTTAATTGAGTTATTTGGCTCATACTATCGTGTAAATGGAATTAGTTTGACATTGTAAATCCTTGTAGATTGAGTACCTGTTGAAACAAGTTTTAAACGGATATAAGTTACTCTTGGAGAGTTTACTGAATTAAGTATAGTATAAGCGTATTTATTAGTACCGCCCATTGAACTTACATAGTTTACCGCATTAGCACAATTACCTACTGCATATGTCAATGAATCGCAGTTCTTACCATCAATACCAGGATTACCGCCTAAATTAAACCAAGTTATACCATCGTAACTTCCTTGAAGAATAACATTACCAGGAGTTACTGTTCCTGAAATGGTATCTAATGTAAAGTGTACCGTATAGTTACAAGCCGTGTACTTGTTCAATGAACCTGAAGGTGCATTAAAGTAAGTAGTCTCACTATTGTCCAACGTATCTGTTGTACTTGTAGTAATACCACTTTGTAAAGCGGTTGACTTATACATTGTAATTTGCGCTTGTGTGTCGTTGCAACTGAAGAGCGCAGCCATCAGTAATATGATTCCTATTTTTTTCATTTATTTATTTTTTAAAGAGGCAAAACCCTTAGCAATTAAAATAGTAGCTATGTCGGATGACACCTTGTATTCCTTATCCTTAACAAGTCCACCTAATCCTAATCCGATGATAATTTGGTCACCTTTTAAGATTGGTAGTTCTTCAATTATCGGTTGTTCAACCATCGGTTGTTCTTCGATGGGAGTATCTAATACATCCAATTCTTCTATTACTTTATTTACTTTAGATTTTGCCATTGTTATTTAATTTATGCTATTGAAGTTAAAGCTGCGATAGCTGTTGTGAAATCACCTTCTACTAAACATCCTAAGTCGTTAGCAGATGCAAACTGAACAAGACGAGCCTCAACGATAAGTGTCATCAAGTTGTTGATTGGATCGTCACCTGATGGAGTTAAACGGATGTTTAAACTTTCTCTGAACAATACATTCAACGCTTTCATATCACCACCAACGAAAGTACCTGCGGTAACGGCAGGAGTAGCAATTACTTGCATACCTGCAACAACCAAGTTACGACCCATACCACCGATAGACCAATCCATATAATCTTTGTACAATGGTTCGCCTGTTGTTGATTTCAATCCGAAGATTTTGTTCAATGTATCAGGGTGAACGAAGATTGCGTTAGGTGTACCGAAAGCTAAATCAACTTGATTTGCAACTGCGTGGATAACATCAATTTCGTTAGCGTAAGGGATAGTATTAGCTAAACTCCCTGCTCCAAATGCAGTTGCCCAATTTATAGCACCTTTGATTTGTGGGCTTGTACCTGTACCTGAGAATAATTGATTTTCAATAGCAACACTAACACGCTTCAACATTGCATTTTGGATGTAACTTGTCAATTGTGGCAAGTCAGCCAACATTTCGGTAGTAACTTTAGAATATACTGCAATCTTTTCTACTTTCTGAGTTTTCTCTAAATAGAGAACAGAAATTTGAGTTTTTGTTACGTTTTCACCAATCATTACAGGTGTAACACCATCATCTCCAGTTTCCTCAATCCACATCGCATAACGAGTATTGATTGTTCCCGTTGTAACTGATTGTAAATATTGCTCAGGTCTGCGTCTGATAGCTGAAACGATACCTGTATTTTGTGTAAGGCTTTGATAAGTACCTGTTGATAAAATAGTTTGAGCTTCTGAGATAGTGACCGCAGCTTTTACTTCAAAGTTCAAATCTTGACCTTTACGAAGACCGCCTTGTGAACGTACTTCTTCAAGTGTAGATGCTTGTGATTCCAATGCTGCTTTCAATGATTCTTGAAAAGTAGCAGGTTCTGCGTTAGGAACTAACTTACTTGCTTCGATACGGCTAATAGCCAATCCTTGCGCTTGTAATGTCTTAGCCATAGCTTTGATAGTTTCTTGCTCTTTAAGTTGCGCAAGGGCATCTTCTAAGGCTTTAGCGGTAGCTTCTTCATTCTCTGAAGTTTGTTTAGCTAATGCTGAATCAATTTGAGACTTTACTGTTCTCATCAGGGTCTTTTCAGTTTCAGGCAAATCTTTAATGCTTTCTTCAAACTGTGCTAGTATCGCAGCGTCTTGTGCTGCTTTTTCTGCTTTTGTCATTTTAAATGAATTTAATTTTTGAATAATCTTTATTTCGTTCCGTTTGAGTGACCGTAGTCGGCTCTATAATAGTCTGAGTGACTTTAGTCGGCTCAGTATATATTCTTGTTGCATCGTTGCTACCACCTGCGATAACCATACTTCCTTCCTTGTGTATCTTTAACTCTTCTACACCAAAGAAGTATCCTTGCTCCTTCACTACATCAGCGTTCGCTATCTCGTTTATGCGACTATCGTAGTATCTCTTGTTCTCCGCATACATCTTATCCATTGAATCTACACCCATCTGCACCTTAACGTACTGCATACGGATACTATTCTCCAACTCAGGATCGGATTCAATCATATCCAACGCTAACTGATTCGTAATCTTAGCCTTGTCTATGGCAAACACCAACGCTTCAGTTTGCCCTTGATACTCCTTACCTACGATAGACCAATCAACAGGTTCAACCATCATCTCTACGTTCTTCTTCGATGCAATGATGCCTGATAGAGATAGGTTATGGTCGGCACAATAGTAAACCTTACCTTGTTGTTCCTTAACCGTCTTAGTGAAACAACCATCGAAGTGAACATCATCGTGGCTATCCATATACCTTGTAGTACTGATGATGGGATAGATATAGTTCTCCTTAGTTGCGAATCCTATGCCCTTAGTGGCTTCCTTAGTGTTGTGTGACTTGCCAATCGTAGTAGACTTATCACAACCCTTGTATACGTTAGCCGTCTTGAACTCAATGATGTCCATCTCGGAATCCTTCAATGCCTTAAACAACTCCTCTTTGGAAGTGAACGTGCGTGATGGGAAATAGTGTGACTTAATCATTTTAATATCGTTTTATGCTCCTTGAGAGCTTTGAGTTTGAGTTCCGCTAGACGTTTGATTTCCTGTAACTGTTGCTTCGTTAGTGGCTGTTCCGCTACCTTGCGTTGTTGTGTTGCTTGTTCCATTGCTTGTGTTGTTAAAGAACTCAGGATAGTCTTGTCGTATCTGCCAAGCATACATATCGCTATATGGCTCTGATACTTCGTGATACCCTATACTTACTAAGAATTGGTTATAGGTAATACCATTAGAGTTGAACTCCAATGTCGCTGCTTCGATGTTTAACTTCCTTACCTCTGCTCTTGCCTTGATGTCATCTTGTAACGCTGCAACGTGGTCGAAACAAGTCACATACTCAACACCATTAATATCTCCGTACAAACACTCGTTGAACTGAGTGTCCATATTCTTACTCTCAGGGATGATGAAGTTCTGATACAACGTCTTACCGGCACTTGCACCATTGGTGAACGTAGTACCCTTATCCTTACCGAACAAGTCAAACGGATAACCCATACCATCGCATAGGATGGCAGCGTTTGCAGTTCGTAACTCAACCATCTGCAACTCACTAACTGGGTACATCATATGCTCCCACTTCAACGTAGCATCCGTGATGATAGTATCTTCTTGTCCATCACTTGTACCATACGACTTGAACGCACGATGTAACTCTCTACGTTCCTTGCTACCAATCGGCAACGTACTGATGGTATCTCTTGCTTGATTCGCTAAGATACCCAATGGTTTAGAGATGATACGACCTTCAGTCTTGTAAGACTTGATGATGTTGTTGATAGGGAACTGCAACGATGATACCCTTGAGCAAGGCAGGTAACTATTCTCTCTTAAAGGTGTTGTATCCGTGAAGATGTAAACGTCTTCCTTCTTGATGGTGTACTTCACGTTATCTCTACGCAACGTAACCGATTCAATGAGGTTAGAGATGTTATCCGTATACATCATATTACCCTTCTTGAACTTAATCTCTGTTGAGTGTGGAGGAAGTACCCATAGTGCGCTTATCTCAGTCCCAAAGTCATACCCTTCAGGGATGATACGCAAGACAGGACAATAACCGAATGCCATTATGTAGAACTTCAACTGCGCCCTAAACGCTTCTCCATTCTGCAATACATTAGGATGTTCCATCAAGGTCTGCCAACGCTTATCTTGACCCTTAACCTTGTTGCGTGTTGACTTAGATAACACTTCTACGATACCATTAACGTATGCGTTAGACTTGCTATGTAAGATTGCACCAATCTGAGGACAATCCGTAACTGCTTTGATAATTTCTTGGTCGGATGATACATTGAAAATGTTATCCGAAAGGTTCATATAGTCAGGGAAACTAAATTCGCCTGGTCTTATACCTTCTTCTAATCTTCCATAGAATGGAGACAATCCTGAAACTGTCTTTAATGCAGAATCACCTCCAAATATTGAAGGTACTATACTCCTAATCTTTGTTAACAAACTAGACTTAGCCAACCTTTTCGTTTGAACCTATATTCCTCGTGGCTGATTTACATCGCTACTTTTCGGATATAGGCTGGTTAATTTCTATGAGTTCGTCTCATTTCTTTGCAAATATACGAAATATTTACGTCAACAAATATTTTTTTTACAATATTGATAAAATATAATAGAAAGATACAAGTATTAATCCTAATACTGCTAATCCTACCATTACATCTACCTTTGGTTCATCTATATGCATAGTTTATATTTTCCTTACTTACCGATAGTTAACTTATTAGTTAACTCCTTCACCACACCGCCCCCTTCCTTAGAACCAATATCCGTGTACCTTGATGCAATATCTCATCGGATCGATTAAGTGGTTATGAGCATCAATCGGCTTCCCACTTGGCTTCCCATCCTTATCTACCGCCCATACATACTGCGACAACTCAGCTATTAGGTTCGGTGAATCACTCGTAACGTGAATCTTCATACTTAGTAGCTTATCTATACCTGCCTTGATACTCTTATCAGGAGATGGTCTCATATTCCTGAACCCAAGCGATGCGTTCTCGTACCTCTCCCTATCTTCCTCACTCAAGTACTTCGCTATACCGAACCGCAACTCACGGATGGTATCAGGCTCGGCACAGTCAGCTACGATGAGTGTGTCTTCCAACATACCCAAGTCATTTAGCTTCTTACCCAACTCTACCAACGCAAGTGGCTCGTAGTTCAACTCCTTAACGTAAACGTGGTCTCCCTTCACCTTCATCCATACTATACCAGCAGGACTTGCCGTACCGAAGTCCAAACCATAGCACTCCGCATAGTCCAACTCCGCAAACTCTTCAGGTGTGATGATGTCGTAGTTCTTGAATATCTGACCCTTCAACCCTGTCGTAGAGTAACCCTTGATACTCGTCAAGTAGTGATGTAGGTTATACAAGTGAGAGTCAGGGTCACCATACGCTTCATACTGCCGAACAGTCTTATCAGGCAGGAACGTATTATCCTTGTAGTTACATTGTATCGTTACCAATCCGTGTACATCCTTCGGCATCAGCTTGAAGTACCCACTTCTCTCCGTATCCGTTAACTGAGGTTCATCCTCTTCGGTGATAGGTATAGCGTTGAAGTACCTTCGCACGATCCAATGGTAGATGTCAGGTGTGTTCATAATGAAGATGATGTACGACCCACGCTTCCTGATACTGTCCGAGAACGTATTGAACTTATCCTCATCTCTTATATCTTCACCCTCCTCTATACAGGCTATGTCTACGTTCGACACCGACTTCATATTCGCCTTCTTATCCAACGTACTCGCCCTGAACCCCTTAGTGAACACCGCCATCTCGCCAGTCTTGTTGTTCTTGATACCATTCTCCAACCTTGAGAACTGCTTATCCAACACCGACTGCTTGTTAGCCGTATCCCACCTAAGTAGTACCTCGTTCAAGATACTCTCCTTGATACCCTCCTTCTCATCACGCAAGACTTGACAACGCTTACCCTTGATGGCTGCTGAATAGGCTATAAACTTAGACACTTCATACGTCTTACCGCCACCACGACCACCGATACAAACTACTATCTCGGTATCTTCAGGTAACTCATACAAAGGTGCAAACTTGGGAGTTCTCTTAACTATTACGTCCATATTGCAAATGTAGTATATTATGTAGTTATGTAGATATATTCTTGTAATGTAGTTATGTATGGGTATGATATACATATTACATTTATTTATATATGTTCAAAATTTAGCACAAAAAGTGGGAAGAGGGTATACCCCCACCCTCTTTTTCTTTTTACGTTGAACTTTATCCGTCCTATAATAATTATTATGTTAAATAGAAACGGTTAACAGCCTATTTGTAAAGCCCCCCACCCCACCCCAAACATATGATATCCCTATGTTTAAGGCTATTTAAAATATCATATTTGATTTCTTATAAGGGGTATAGGGATATATTTACTATATATATATTAATACCTTTATTCAAATGAGATATTGTCAATCACCACGTTTGCATTCACATCAACTTGTGACCTGGTCAACTTAGGTTTGTAGTATTCAATGATCGCATTAAACGCTACTATCTTATCACGTGGACCTAATTGGTTCATTGCCTCCATATAATCTTCAACGCCCTTTGTGGTCAACCATTCACCGAATTTCTCCCACGATGATAGCCCTACCTTCTCAAGTACCTTTGTCTTATTGTGTTTAGTGCCTTTAACCTTCAATCCTTTGTGACCTGCTTTAAAGGAAGTTGACACAGGCTGACGTTTCTTTATTGCTTCTGTCATATTCTGTCATATTTGATATTGTGCAAAGGTAGTGAGATATAGGCATAAAAAAAGACTCTATAAAAGAGTCTTAAGTGTTTCAAGGTAAATGTATGTTTAACCTAACAAGGCTATCAGATAAGCCCCACAATAAAGGATAAAGGCATACATCAAGACCTGGACTGCAATGATACAGTATATTAGTAGTTTACGCATTGCTTAGGTTATTTAAGGTGATGAAATTATCAATGCAACATTGAACCGACTCGGTAGCTTTGGTTGTTTGTACGAAAGTAGCGCTATCCAGATATCCGTAACATACACGGCTAACAGTCACTAAGGTGCGCTCAGTAGTTAGCGATTTGGATATCTTTACTTTTTTTGTTGGAGTGATAAATATATAGCCTAAATCTCTTAGATCTTGTATACATTCCTTTCTACTTTTTACCATTGATGTAATTGATTTGTTTTGATAGAAAGCGCAATATTTACCGTCATCAAATTTTGTAATGGTTGCGAATTTATTTCTATTCGCTGTTCTGATTTGTTCAATTTTGTTTTGCATTGTGTTAGTTTTTATTGTTTATTGGTTAATGGTTTTATATTTGGCTATTTCATTACGAATAGCATCAAATGGAATGCCTTTTAAAAAACGTTCAGCGTATGTTAAATAGTCTTTTGCTGGAGCATTATACTTGATTCCTTTTATTGGTAAATTAGCACCTGTTTTATAATGCAATACCATTCTTATAATTAAAGGTTCTTTTGCATTCATAAATAGCACAGGGCATTTGGCTACAATCCATAATTCCCCAAATATTTCCTTTTTAGTTCCTATTGTAGTTACATCGACTATTCCAAAATCGGTTATAGCTTTTATTGTCTTCATTGTTATTTTTGTTTATTAGTTATTAATAAGTTTAAAAAATATTCTCTTACTTCGAGATTAGTAACGGGAGCGGTGAATATATGATGATCCAAACATACTCTACCTTCGTATACTTTCGCCATTTGTACGAAGCCATCTTGTGTATGTTTGATTGGTGAAATGGTAACGTGATAGCTACCGAATAGTTTTAATCGTTTCATAGTTATATAGAGTTTTGAAGTTCGTTGATAATAGCGTCTAGATCTTCACCGTCTAAGCGATTATTCAACTTGCTTTGTAACGTCTCTGATTCGTTGAGTATCTCTTCGCCTAATATGTATACAACCATATTAACTACTGTCTCAGATTCTGAAAGGTCGGTAGTTACTTCGCCAAAATTTGATTCTTCGTACTCTTTAATCAAGTCTATATTATAAAATATTCCGCCATTATCGGTTAACCATTGTTCAGCCTTCCAACGACCGATTATATAATAGTCTGAGTTGAAAATTTCGTTATGCAAGTCGCAACCATAACAGGAAGGTTTGCAGTCTTTAATGTGTTCGATTGCGAAGTTTACGAGTTCGGTTTTTGTTGAGTGTTTCATTGTGTTTATGTTTTGAGGGTTATTTAATAGTTTTATGATATTTGCAAACTGAGTCACATTTGTAAGCCTTGTTTAAACATTGCTTACTATTTGTCTTGATAGCTTTACAACGTAGTGGCGCTGTAACTTTGTTGCAGTCTCTGAATGTGACTGGCTTAGAACTTACTGCGATTGCACTCAGTAGAATGATGAGCAGTAATAAAAGTGTGTAATCTTTTTTTGTGTTTTTCATTGTGTTTATGTTTTATATCTCCGCTGAATTGCTTCGATAGTGCAATAGTACTATGCGGCTCAATGTAGTGCAAATTATTTGCCCTTGTTAACATCACAATAACAAAGCGATATATTTAACCTTTAGTCAAAGGTACCCAACATATATATATACTACTATCTACTAATGTACATTTGTATTCAAGTATGGCGAAGTATAAAGTTGAGAGCAAACGAATGAATATTGAGATA